CTAACTTAGGTATATGGTACTCACTGAGCTTATTCATCAAGTCTAGTGCCTTATACGGATCTTCTTGCGCTACTTCATTGAGCCATCTATCCATGTTCGGAGCATTGCGCTCTAGTAGATTAGCAATAGCTTCCCTAACTATCTGCGTACTCTTGTTAGGTACTCCCTTAGTCCTACCCTTACCCATGTTAGTAAGATTAGCTATTCGTGCATCTTCCTGCACTTTGGTGATTTCTGTTTCCATTTTTGCATTACCTTTCAGGTGTCATGCTTAATAATTTATTCGTTATACCCAAACTCATATGGGTAACCTTCTGATGACAATGTTTTTGCTTTTACTTTTTTACTAACTATTTCATATTCCCCATTCAAAGTATTTTCTCCGTGATCTTGAGCGTATTTTTTACTTGTTGTAACCCAATCCCCATTATTTATATCTTTTACTCCTTTAGGAACTGCCCTATAAACAGTAACATCTGCATCTGGCTTACCTTTTGCCTTGTACGCTGCGGAAAACCATTGAGAATCTATCTCTCTATTGCCTATTCCGTACAAATTTGCACCTTTAGATGAATACACATCTGTCGGCATTATCCCACCCAAATTATCTATTGTTGCTCCATATACCTTTGCATTTGGCGGAGTATGCGATCCTCTATAATCTAAAGGCTTTGCATTTACCGGCTCAGGCAATGATTGAGCAGGAACATTAAGCAATCCTGTAGGCTTTATGCTTCCCTGAAACTGACTAAGATTCATTACTTTTTGATAATACGGCGTCTGCATATAGTCACCGCCAGCAGCTTGAGCCTGTGCAAACTGAGCTTCTTCTTCTTTAGTCGGAAAGTATCTAGCTGTAGCCTCTTGTGCGAATTGCTGTGGATTACTAGCCAGCAGACCAAAACCACGCTTAGTTGTCTGATATTGCTGCTTTGCTGCTTCAATAACGCTATCTAGTAATCCCATAACAATCCTTAGTAATACGTATCGTATACATCTGGCCTATGCTGCCGTATCCATGCCCTACTATCCTCATGACATTTGGCAAAGTCATCGCCTACTGTCTGGCTTCCTGCGTGATGTACATAGCCTCTACTTACCCAATGCGTGAATCCAGCCTTAGTCATGTCATCACAGATAATATTATCAGAATACCAGTTTACGCTTGGAAACTTAGCTGCTTTCCATGCTTCCTTTGATACCGACGCAAAGATAGGCGCAATAGTCTGTGCCTTCTTTATAAATCCCTCGCTGCGATAGCGTAAACCTATAAAGTCATCATCAACGATAGGATAACGTATATTCTGCTCAGGCAATACAAAGTCTGACCTAGTACCCAAGAAGCCAACCTTATACCCTGCGTTCTTGAGCAAATCCCAATCTACTGCCATTTTGGTAATAGTGCTAGGTGTAGGTACTACGTCATCATTAGCCAGGATCACAGAATCATATCCTTGAGCAAACGCATAGTCTGTAGCTACATTGTAGGCATCACCAAAGTTAGACTCCATATTCGGAATCATCTTTATGTGCTTACCGAAACATTTAGGCGTATTGCAGCTTATGTACACTGGTATGTGAGGCGCGTAGACCTCCAAAGCAGTTACCAGTACCGTTAAGCCGACGTTCCCTGTACTGCATATCACGATTGCTTGCACAAAACCACCTTCATAGAATCAATTGCACGTGGAATACGCAAAACTTCCTCATCAATAGGAATATTTTTATCCATTAGTTCCTGACCAAATTCTGACAACTGAAACTCTAATGATTTCAAATTAAACCGATCTTCCCAACCTAAATACCAATGCCAATCCGTATAGTACAGCCAACTATTCTCGTTAAAAGCTCGAACATGAGTCGGGTCTTGCCAGGCTCCTAGAGATAACTCGTAGGGAACATGAATATGAAACTCACCTTTATCTGCTAATAAATCTTTGCAGTTTGACATCGCTTTAACTAAGTCAGGTATATGCTCTAAAACGTCATTTGCGACGATTGTCTCAAACATACCTTTCTCAATCTTTACTTTGCCGAATCTTGGTGAATCAATAACTTGACCAAATTCAACCTTAGATATATCTACCCACCAATCAGGATTGACTCTAAGCAATATGTCTGCGTTAAAGTAGGAATCTTTCCAATCCTTACCAGAACCTAAATTAAGAGTTTTTGGCAGCAATTAAATCCTCGACATTATCAGAGCATAAAAGTGGGATTAAATCGTTTATACGGCTATCTGGTAGCTCCCACCACGGTTTATCAATCAATCTCTTTATCTGATTTTCAGTAAACCGATATTTCAGTACTTTTGCTGGATTGCCACCAACAATAGCATACGGAGGAACATCCTTTACAACCATCGAACTAGCTGAAACTACCGCACCATCACCAATAGTAACGCCAGACATTATCGTACAGCCTGATCCTAACCACACATCATTGCCAATAACTACATCACCCTTAGTTACTGGGTGTCCATCTCCATGATGCGGGAATACGTCTTGATTAATGTGACCAAATGGATAAGTTGTTACCCAATCAGTTCTATGGTTTCCACCAATAAATATAGTTACATTATCAGCAATAGAGCAAAATGAGCCAATTTTTACATCAGCACCCTCGCCCCAATCTCTTACCTTGATGTTCTCAAGGCCATACGTGTATTTCACCACTTAACTTTGTTAGCCCAAAATGCAACAGACATCTTGCCCTTTTCTATGTTCTTAGCATGACGAGCTTTAAATGCCTCATTACGCTTTGAACCGTCAAGACTGCCTGTAGCACCCTGCTGACCAAACCTAATCAACTTAACCTCATCACCCTCTTTAGCCAATACAACGTGGCTTTTAGTGGGGTGGCTAGGTGTCTTTTTAGGTTTGTTATAGCCAGCAAACTCCTCTTTGCCTCGCTTAATCATTTCTTTTTCTTTGCAGTCTTAGCCGATTCTTTGAAATCAGCTTTAGTCGGAGCGCCTTTAGCACCTACCTTACGCATCTTTTCGCCTGAACCTTCAGCGATACGCTTGCGTTTTGCGTTAATGTTTGCGTAAAGTCCAGGCTTCATTTCTTCTTCGCCTTGTTTGTAGCAGTACGCTGACCACGTTTTGGCATAGCCAACATAATCGCTACAGTCATGCCTTTTTTGCCATTTTTACCGGAATATTCCATGCTTTCTTCTTTTTCTTCTCTCATGCAACCCTTACCGCCCTTGCACTCACCACCCTTGCATTTACCGCAGCTTTTTAAACCCTTCATTTTTTCTTCCCTTTCTTGGCAATTTTTGCCTCTGATAATGCAATTGCGATAGCTTGCTTTGGATTCTTTACTACAGGGCCGCCTTTGCCTGAGTGCAATGTTCCACCCTTAAACTCAGTCATTACCTTACTAACCTTCTTTTCAGCTTTCGTCTTTTTCATTCAGCAACCCCTTAACTTGTACAAGTAAGTCAATCTCTGTGATCTGGTATTTGCGTTCAAAGGCTTTGCGACCCATACCGTGATACCCATCATTACCTCTGTGGTGGCTTGGGCAAAGTGGGATAGTGTCGTAATGCCCACTTCTGACACCCATACCTAGCCCTAATCCCCTGACATGATGCACTTCTGCCGGTGTCTGAGGATAGCCATTCCTATAGCAAATTATACAGCCAATGTCTACCAGTTTCGACAGATATTTCTTTTCGTCTTTAGTCATTCATGTCATCAATTAATCTTTGCAGGTAGACAGCTAAATCCATCGCTTCCTCTTGTGCATGAATAAGCCATTGCTTTGCAGATAAGTCTGTACGCTCTGTGCTGACACCGTACTTCATCATGCCGAACTCAGCTCGATCTGCCAGCTTTTGTCTAACTGCCTGTACATTCTTATCCATTTATATTTTCCTTTAAATCATTCTCAGCTAATTGACAAAAAATTCCACATTCAATAGACTTTTCAGAAAAATACTCACCAACATTTTCAGGTAAATCCGATAGCCAGATGCGCTCATCTTTAAATTTTAATATTTTTGCACCTATTTTCTTTTCTAATTCAGCCATTTTATTAAATTGAACTGGAAAATCTATTTTTATTTTATTCCAATAGCCAAGACCACCTTTAACGCATCCTATGCAATTATTATTTTTATAACCCAATTTATACATTTCAGGTAATTCTATTCCTGCTCTACTAAGTAACGATAAACAATCTTCTTTTGTTAATCCTTTTTCTATTAATATAGACCATAGATTTACATCATTATTGGCATCTATAAATCTATCAACCCGATCTTGTTCTTCTGCTGTATATCCAAATACCTGAATATCATTTAACTGTTCATATTTTTTTCTTATTTCTTTTTTTAATAACCTAGTACAAGGAGCGCCAGCTACACCAACAATATATTTATTTTTTTCAAAAACATTATAAATACTTCCTTCATATTTTTCATTTTGAATAATTTTTATTGGTTGATTAAACCATTTTTCGCAATCTTTTAAAAATCGTTCATTGTCTGGATGCTCCTCTACCACTCGACAATAAATAACTTCAACCGGAACCTTGCTTTCACTTATTGCTAACTTTGTAGCAACAGCACTAGCGGCCCCGCAACTAAACCAAGAAATAACTCTGCTCATCTTGTGGCCTTATCAGTATTTCTATTAGAAGCCTCATACGATCTCCAAACATCAACTCTAGCCTGTGCTGCTATCAGCATCCAGCGGAGCCTTTCAGCCTCCTCTACGGCCTCCCTAAGACCTTCAAGTACAGCCTGGTACTCTGGATGAGCATAAGCGTCTGCCTCTTTCTCTGCCATTGTTAATCTTAGGCTTGATTGGAAACAAATAGCTTTCTTAGTCTTGCGGTATTCAGTCAAGTAAGTAACTTGAGCTTTAGCTTTAGCATAAGCCTGTGAGTGCTTGATTATGTAGTCTATTGCTTCATTGGGATTTATCATATTTGCACGTATAAGTTAGAAACATCATCTAAAGCTCCTGCGTTTTTAAATACATAGTCAATAGCTTTTGATAATTGCTTTCTTGTTATTGATAGTTGTAGATTATCGACAGTAACTAATCCATCGCCTATGCTTTTAAGATCGTCGCCAGATAATCCCCATCTACCAGTATTTAAGAATCTCTCTCGCACATTAACAATTGCTTTTAAACTATCCATTAGCAAGTAATACTCAGGATCAAAGTCTGCCTGGTATGCAGCCACTAACCCGACGTTTAATCGAGCTGTGATCGTATTCCAGCCTATCTCGTCGCCTATACCCTCACGGAACTTCATTAGTTCGGTATGCGGTACTAGCTGCAATGTCTGCTCACTTTGCGCATTGTGTCGAATAGTCATTGGCAAAATGTTTCTACGAGGAATATGCTTCTTACGTGGCTTTTTGTTATTTGCCATTGGTATGCGCTAAGACAGCCAGAATTGCTTGCTCTGGGCTAGTGACAACCTCAACTTGTCCTTTCCACATCTTATGAAAGATTACTTGTTGAGCTGTGAGCTTTCGTTCTGACTCAGGCTTTCTACCGTCCTTGATCTCCATCAAGATATTTAATCCTTTGTAGCCGACTAAAATGTCTGGGCAGCCTTCACCGACGTTATGCAAGTGCTGCACCGTAAAACCCTCTTTACGTAGACAATTGACAATGTGCTTTTGATTTACGTCAACTCTAGCAGCTCTCATTTCTGCCCCCTTGCGCGGATAGCCTCTGAGCAACATTTAGCCGACCATCGCTCATCACTATTTCCAAATAATTGAGCCGTATCGCAAATTTTTGCACAATCTTCGCGTTCCATATCTACTGCCCACTCAATTCTTTGTTTTAGACTTCGTTCCCCCATAAGGGCCAACTTAATAATGTCATCTCTAGTCATTTCCAATCTCCCTCCAATCCTCGATTCTTGCGTTCCCATTGTTCAGCAGAATCCTTCCTCAATCTGTCTGCTGAATCTTGGCCTCTTTTCTTTGCTACTGCTTGCAGGTATTCCATAGCCTTGTTTCTATCTTGCATACGCCACTTGATTACTTGTCTGACTTCACATCTATGACGTTCTTCTTCAAAAAACTCATTCATCCCCATTGTTCAGCCATTGCATCAGCTATTCCTTGATAAGTTTTACTTCTGATTTTCCATCTATCAACAGACGGAGGAAGATAATGCAAACGCTGACGCTTATTTATTGGCAATAACATCATTTCATTTTTTACGTCATTTGATGATTTTAGTAATGGCAAGTCTTTAGTCCATAAACAAGTTGCTTTTTGCTCTAAATGGCCAAACATCCAAGGTTGAATTATTTGGTTTGGTTTTCTCCAAACGGTTGACATGATAGAAACAGGATTCTCAATAGCGTATTTTGGAATATTTGATTCTGCTAACTTCATAAAAAAATCTATACTTTTTTGCTGTCTACCGTCTGCTCGTTTTTTTGCAAAATGTGCTGCACCTGAAACTGCTAAATCTGTGCAAGGTGGATGAGCAATCATTAAATCAAAACCATCATTAATAATGTCAAATATATCTCCTTGATAATGAGGCCCTTCAACATCGGTTGGCAGTAAATCACAGGAAATTGCGTCATGCCCTCGCTTTATAAAAGCATCGCGTACTGTGCCGCTGTACTCACAAGCAACTAGTACTCTCATTGTCTAAACCGTCCTTTATTGTCAAAATCACTCGGAAAACCCTGCCATTTCTCAATAAACTGGCTACTTTCAAAGTGAAACCACATGTGATACCACTCAGTGCTTTCTCCATTACGCTGCTTTTCATTCATTAAAATCATGTCAGGCGCAGACATATCTGTCTCCATACCTTTATTGACTTCGTTCTCTTTTTTCTTATTGCGCCAGACGATAAAAACATTGTCAACCTGATCCGTAATAGAGCTACTGCCACGAAGATCATTCTTGTTCGGCATCAACTCGTCAGACTGCAATTTGCGAATATGGTGGACAAGATGCACATGGATATTATGGTCTCTAGCCAATGCAGTGATCTCATCAACAAAACGCTTTTGACCGTTATAGTCATCCTCACCAGCAACGCACTTCATCAAGCTATCAATAAACACATGAGTTACGCCAAGCTCAACAGCGCAATACCTTGCCATTGATATAACTTGATCTGCCGTTACCGTACCCTGTTGGTCATAGAACCAAATATTGCCAGTACCAAAAGCCTTAAAACGGTCATACAAGGCGCGTTTATAGGGCAGTCCATGTGTGGATGCCAATAGCTCGACGTTTTCGCCTGCAAACTGCCTTATAAGCCGTTTAATCGATACTTTGGGTTTCATCTCAAAGCTCGCAACGCATACTTTCTCGCCGCGCTTGACTAAACCTAGTGCAATCTGGCCTGTCAGCAAAGACTTGCCGCCACCGTTAGAACCTGCCCAGACAGTTACCTCACCAGGTCTAAATGCAAAGTTCTTTGTACACTCCCATTCCATCGGAGTAGATTTTTCGATAACCGGATTTTCAAGATTGTCTGTAAGCTCGTCTACCCATGTCGATACGTCCTTGACGTTTTGCTTGAGATCGGTAGCCCGCAAGTAGGATGAGAAATCAATATCTTCACGCAGGAACATAGTCATCTAATACGCTCCCTGAAGGTAAGATTAAGCATTTTTTGGAGGATACAAAAACCGATTTAGCCTTTGCAGAAACAAAAGCGTTATGGATTTTCTTTAGTTTTGTGATGTTTTCGTTGCTTGCAATGTGTACTGTCAAGCCTACAGCAAACCGCAAGTCTAGTTGATTGATATTTTCTATCGGCAATATCTCAATTTCAGGAAATGCCAATGTATCGCCAGCCCTAGACCAAGTATTCCAACCCTTTAGCGGATCATGTCCGTAGCACACCCACAAGCCTCTTGGTTTAAAACCGTCTATACGCAACTTGAGTAGTTCTACATGGCCTTTCATGATTGGTATCCCTTCTCCCAATACTTCAAGCCATTACTGGATTTTCCTGCCACTAAGTCATCTTCCCATCGTCGAGCATTAAGCCAGCTTGCAGGATAAGGAATAAACTGCTCCTCACGTTCAAGAAGTTTTTGTTCAGAAATCGCATGAATTATTCTTTTACTTAAATCAACATCTGGAGCAATCTTCATCCATGCTTTTTCTGCATTTGGTTTTGCAATCTTTTTTGGATAACATTTCCAAAACTCAACAAAGCCAAGTTTTACATCAAGCGCTAACTGCTTCTGTCTCTCCCTCTCCTCTCTCTCTGTCTCTGTCTCTGGTCTAGCACCTTGCAAGCAGTCTGCTAGCACTCCGCTAGCACTAAGGAAAAATCCCTTATCAATCAATGGCTTAAGTCCTGCCTCAACTTCCTTAACAGTGAATCTTAATCTAAAGACAAGTTCCTCTATAGACCCATCAAACTCACCTGTTTTTGACTCACTTGCAAGCAGCCAAAGTAAAGGTGCTAGCGCTTTGCTAGCAACAGGCAAGCACATAAATTCTTTATCATTTAGTAATTCTCGATGCAACTTTACCCAAGGTGGGCAGCGATCTTTGTAATGCTGGAAAACAGTCCAGTTCTTTGGAACAAGTTTCATTTGTACCTCACGTTATTGGTAGCCGTTACTGTAGAAGGAACTGGCAGGACGGTAACGAATCGTCTTTTCGGGAGCTACCCTAGCCATTCCATATCGCACCGCCAAGTACGACACGATTTACAAACTATAGCTTAACTTTTCGTAGTCTGCAAATCTTGCATAAAACTCCACCATTGAAATTCTTTTCTGACCTAGCACGCTTACAGCCTGGGCAGAACTTTTGCCTAAACGTATAGTCAGGACTAGAAACGGTATACATGCTCAGCAATGCTTGCTCCTAACCCAATGTATGAAATTTCTCTTAATGGCTCACCTCTAGGGCTAATTTTTGGCAACATAAACTTGTCAGACAACTTCCTAAATGGAACTGCTTCACGTGGTTGAACCATCGCTGGCTTATCAAATGACTGTACAGCTAGCCGCAGTTCATAAGTAGGCATAAACGCGTCTTTGAGCTTTTTGAGACACCCAGTAGTACAGAGATAATTCAATTCTGACGATACTCGTTTCTTATCTTTAAAGCCGAATAGACCGTATTCCTCTACTACGCTATGTACGGTCATAATTCCAGAATTAGCAAAAGCCACACAAATCTGATATCTACGGCTGTCTTTCTTTGGTAAGTCCATTATTTAGTTTCCTCGTATGGTGCTATGCAATCTGGGTTACCGCACTCTGGGCAAATATCAACAGGATCAGCAAACACCATATCGCAAATTCCTGTCTCTACATCTTCCGCATCGCCGATCCACCCACAATCTGAACATCTAGCTAATTCTTGCATTTTTATTCTCCTTTTGCGCCATAAACTCATTGTAATTCCTTAAATGAGGCTAGTTAGGTACTGACAAAACTGACAAAAGTCCTGCTTGCTACTGCTATTTACGCTATTTGTGCTATTTTGCCCCCGCTTAAAAAACCCTAATTAGGCGGGTAGACAGCTAAATAATATACAAGTTTCTAGTTTTGTGTCATTGATTGTTGCTATCGATGAACAAATATTCATAGAAAAGTATTTCTTGCAGCGAATAACGTATGTCGCTATAGTTCAGTCATACCAACGACGGAGACAGAGATGATTGAAGAACTAGATGACCTGTTAGTTTGCCTGGCAGCGTATCAAGAAGATGAGGCAGACGCACTTTGGGTAGCAGCAAGAGAAGCAAGCGAATCATCCGATAATGCAAAATTCGATAAATGGTTTTTTGGAGGAATGAAAAGTGACTTACTCTGAAGGAATTGAAGCAGGAATGAAGATAGCTCTGGATCAGATCAATGAGGAGCTAGGCACTGAGTTTAATCATCTAGGACAGTTTATCAATCACTTGTGGGATGTTCAGCGCAAAGCAACAACGATTGGCGTACCTTATACAACTGCTAACTTTATGAAGATGAAAGAAGAACAACAATGAAACTTTTAGTTACCGATGATTGGCTTGCAAGGCATCCGAAAGTAATTGCAGTTTTATTGATTGCAGGGTATCTTTTAGTTTCTTACATTCAATAAGGAGAGAAATGAACGATACCAAATCAATCTTAGACCCAAGGTTTAAATATGTTCACTCTAGCAAGACAAATGTGGCTAAGACTTTTGACCGTATTCGCAAGGAGCAGATTAAGGCTAAAGAAGTTCAAACTGTATCGAACCTTCGGACACTCAATACTGTCATCGCTAAAAAATTCAAATAAAGGTAAATAATCATGCGCCAGCAACAAGAGCAAGAAGAACAGCAGCAATGGCTAGTCTACGAAAAACTGCAAAAAGCCCGTATTAAATTGCAGCACACAGAGCTAAAAAAGTCAGGCCACAACAAGTTTGCAGGATATAAATACTTTGAGCTTGGCGACTTTTTGCCAGCTATACAATCTATTTTCTTTGAGTTAAAACTTTGCCCTGTCGTTTCGTTTGGTACTGAGCTGGCTACTCTACGCATCATTGATACTGAGAATGGTGGTTGCGTGACGTTTACTAGCCCAATGGCAGAAGCGCAGCTTAAAGGTTGCCACCCAATACAGAATCTAGGGGCCGTAGAGACCTATAGCCGCCGTTATCTATACGTCACAGCACTTGAGATAGTCGAACACGATGCAATCGATTCTAGCGAGCCTATGTCAGCTAAACCGATTACAGTTGACGTGTTTCAATCTATGTCGGCAGAAGATCAAGAAACTATCCGCAGCATCGGCGTAGAGGCTATTTCATTGCTCACAAAAAATGACGTGCAAGGTGCAGTCGATTACATCAATGAATTAGGCTTAGACGCAGACAGCAAAACAGCTCTTTGGTCTTTGTTTGATAGCAAGCAACGCAGTGCAATTAAGAAACTTACTACACGATAAAGGTAAATTTATGGCATACGATCCAAAACCAGGCAGCTTTTCACTTTTCAAGAATCAACAAAAGCAATCAGACAATCATCCTGATTACTCAGGCGACGGCAAAGACTTAAACGGCAACGCAGTCTATGTATCAGCTTGGCTAAAAGAAGGTAAGTCTGGCAAGTTTATGAGCTGCTCATTTAAGTTGAAGGAAGCAAAACCAGCAGTAAAGCAGGAAAAGTTTACGGATGACGATATTTCCGACGTGCCTTTTTGATGTTTGCACGCCTAGCCGGTAGTGGCGAGTAACACCGGCAGCAGGGGCCAGATTCTCCTTCATGTATTCTCGAACTGGTGACCCTGCACTACTTATAAAGGATAAAAATGGAATTGTTAGACTATTTGATTAAAAACCACGGTTTTAAGAATGATCGAGCCATTGCTTTACACATGGGTATCGGCATCTCTACACTGTCAAAGATTCGCAATAAAAAGATCGTTCCGTCAGCAGAAATCATCCTGCGAGTGCATGAGACTTTTGGTATTGATATCAAAAAGATTAGGCAGCTATGCGCTGGGGAATGATATTGATTGTGGTCGTAGCGTCTGTACCTGGCATCGGTTTAGGTGTTATGAACAGACTGCAACACGAATATCACCGTGGATTCACTGAAGGAGTAGCGTCAGTCACATCGCCAGACATTGACAAGCAATGTGTAGGCTGGATGTTCGAGTCTAACTTTAAAGACGCAAAGAAAAGGATATGTAAATAATGTGGACATCACTAGAGCTTGACGTAATTCGATGGGCAGAAGCTCGCGGAATCATTCCCAATGCCGAAGCCAGCACTCAACTCATGAAAACTGTGAGTGAGCTAGGTGAGCTATGCGACGCTGAGATCAAAGACGATATGCCAGCAATTAAGGATGGTGTCGGAGATGTACTGGTAACTCTGATAATCTACTGCGCTATCAAAGACATATCTATCGTTCACTGCTTGCAAGACGCTTATGCAGAAATTAAAGACCGCAAAGGTTTTCTAAATTGCAACGGAGTATTCGTCAAAGATGAATGAGATGAAATACAACACAAAGCCATCAGAAATAAGAATGGCTAAGTTGCTCAAAATACTTGAGACACCATCAACATACACGGAGATAGAAAAGCAGTTCTTTATCTCTAATAAATGGATGAAAGGCTATATCAAGCATTTACGCAAGATCAAGCTCGTCTACATTGATAGCTGGATAAAAGAGCAGAAAGAGATAAAAGAAGTCTATGTGCCTGTGTTTTGCATTGGCAACTATAACGATGCTGCTAGACCTGCGCCTCTTACATCAAAAGAAAGAGCGCAAATAGCACGTAATAGACTTAACCAGGATATAGACAAGAAATACCTATTCCTAGCTAAACGCAGGGCTAAACTCCAACCAGTTAAGGCTGATTGGACATCGAGCTGGATTAAACCGCGATCACCTGCCCTCGAAAGCACACAAGACCTTTATCCTCATCAATGACATCTAACATCTCCGGAGGCAGTAGCTTGCCTTCGTAAAATGTCAGCACGACAAAGCCGCTGCGATGGTTTCTAGTACCGTCCTCTGTGTATTCAAATTGAGCGCCCCATACGTCGGCTAGAGAGCCTGTATCAACACCGTAGCGAGTACCTGTCAGATCAGTCCAAGGAGTGACTTTAAGAGAGTGTAGATGACCATTAACTGTAGACACGCCAGACTTAACAACAGCGTTATAAGCAGCATGAACTCCGTTATAGTTGCGATGCTTGATTTGAGTATGGTCATTTACCATCACCGAAGTAGAAAACTTCCAACGCGGGAAGTGATCCGTCAAGTTCATGCCGTGGATACCCTCAAACTCAGGAGCCTGTGAGGACAGTCTGCTATTCCAGCGAATATCGTGATTGCCCCATGTCCAGTGCAGTTTGGCATTGCCAGCAGCATCCTCGATCTCACAGATACGATCTCTGCAAGCCTCTAGCTCCTGTTTAACGCTTGGTCTGGCTTCCCAACCTGTACGCGGATGACGAGAGATATTAGCCCCGTCAAACGCATCACCGTTCATAATGACCATCTTAGGGCTTAGCTCTTTAACAGCCACTACAAAGGCCCTGTGAGCTGTGGAGATGATTCCAGGCCAGTAGTGAGCATCTGAGCCAACGATAACAACGCCTGATTCCAATCCAACATTAACTCGAACTCCGTTAGCTGGCAAAGTTACATTGAAATCAGGGCTGTTTTTAGCAGTGGCAAGCAACTGGACACCTTGCCGCTTTTCGATGTCTCTACGCTTGCGATTAACAAATCTGTGGTTAATGCCCAAAATATCAGCTACTTTAGTAACTGAGCCGCATGAGTTCCATGCCGATATAAATTCCTCATCTGTTACGTGGTGAGTCATTATGACACCTGCCTTTTAAATTCACCGCACCATTCACTTTTTCCGGTAATTGGGAATAAACTCTCAAAATCATCATCGCCAAGAAAGAACATAGATGGAGGATAGCGTCTGCAAAGCCCGACATCATCATTCTTCTCACGATCAAAGAAAGCGCATGATTGACACATCGGCATACAGTCTTGCGGTATCTTCTTAGTAACCATACATTGCTCTTTCATCTTTACGACGATTAACTAAACCCTTGAGAACCTTACCACCGCCACGTGTATATTTCATGAATTCACTACCAGCACCATCAAAGTCACCACGGTTGTGTTTTTGGCGCAACGTACTCCGCTGTAAAGTACCTAAACCGACATTAAAGCTAAAACTGACCAAAGAATCGAATTGCCCTTGAGTAATAAGACTAGGGCAATAACGTAGTACGCCTCGCTCAAAACGCTGCAAGTCTGCTTTAAGAATCGCATCTACCTCATCCTTAGTAAACTGTCTAAAGTCCTCAATACGAAGCCCTATAGAGCCTCTATCTGCTACTGGCAATAGTCCCTGTTTGGGATATAAAACGTGGCCTACACCAACAGTCCATAAACCAGCAGGGCAAAGATATGGCTTATATCTAACACCCTCATGGTGGATTATGGTTTTAAGTGCCTTGTCGCTTACTTTCATTTCTTGTTAAATGCCTGTGTGCCGAACCAGAATGAAATTACGGAAGCCCAAATAGTTTGCGTGTCGTCATCCCAAACTAGCGCCATCATCTCCTTAAACGGAGCGTCTTGCGTCCAGGCATACCAAACACCAGCAATGTCAATAGCAACTAGCAATAAAAATAGACCGTAAGTAATCGTAGGGCGAACCATAGCGCGAGCATTAACAACCCACTGCGATGCACCTTTACCAATCTCAATGTCGTGAGAATACAACGCTATGCGCTCATCTGCTTGCGTCTGAATGCCTATCTGCTCAGTCTTTATGTCCTCAATGTGCGCTTGAGCCTCAAAACCCTTGTTAGCCATCTCTAGCTGCTGCGCCATTTGCAATTGAGCAAGTGCTAACTCATGCTTCTTATCTTGCTTATCTTGAAAGAAGTCCAGTAACTTAGGTAAGCCACCAGATAGAAAAGAGATTAGCGTAGTAATTAAGGTCATCATTAGTCTTTACCCCCGTTTTTAAACATCCACCATATTGCATACATTACGAAACTACTAATAGAAACGCCTAGCACTACCGCTAACCATTCCTGAATATTCTGTATTTTTTGTTCTTTCTTACGACGTATTTCAGCCAGACGCATACGCTCCTCGCGTTCAGCATCTTCGATCTCTTGTTTTCGTTCTAGGATAATTGCATCTCGACGCTGACACATCTCGTCGTATAGACCTGACTCCTGGCTACCGTAGATTAGAGCCTCTTTAAGCTCTTTTTCTAGCCGTATCATCTCTCTATGTGCAAAGGTAGCTTCCAACGCCTCTGCGGTAGCACTACGTCTGCCTTCTTTAGCAGCCTGTATCTTCTGCTTTTTTTGCTCGATGACAGCAAGTTCTACTTCTGTTTGCTTATCGAAGAATGTTGCTATATCGTGATAGCAATCTTGGATTTCGTGGCCTAGAGAGATTAGCTCTTTAACTCCGGCAACAGCAGTTTTAGCAATGGCAACTGCTGCGCCGATAGTTAGCGGGTCGATTTTAATCTCCGAATATTTTTTTAACGCTTAAAGTAATAACGGAGCCAAGTGCGCCAGCAGCAAAGATGATCGTGTATAGACCACCTTTACCTTGGTTAAGCATAGCAGTTACATCAGCCATCTCTTTGCGGAGTAAATGTATCTCAGAAGTTAATGTCTTAACATCTGCTTGCAATGCGCCGAATTCCTGTGGATTGATGTCTGACATAATCATACCCACCAAACATTAATTTGACCTCTGCCACCTGTAAACGATCCCGTGCTACCAGAACCACATCCAGCACCACCGCCAGGTATTGCGCCATTACCACCAGTAATACCAGAAAATCCAGAGCCTCCATTTGGTGCTGATCCACCTGATGCAAATGCAGTAACATAAACATTCGTTGACATTGATGAACCATTACCACCAACTATGTTAATAGTTCCACCAGATGCTGATCCACCTGTTGCATTTGCACTACCATATTGTCCACCACCAGCAGTAAATGTAGAGAATGTGGTGTCATTACCAGAACCGCCAGGGCTTGATGGAGGAGGAACACCAACCACGCCACCAGCTCCAACAACTCCAGTTATAGTACTTCCAGGAGTTGTATTTATCCATCCAGCAACATAGCCACCACCTCCAGCTCCTTGAGCTTGTGATGCTGATCCACCACCACCCCAACATTCAACATAAACGCGATAAACGCCAGCAGGTACAGTAAATGTATTAGTTCCAGATGTATAAACAACAGAATTAGAACCAGCTAAACGACTAAGAAGAAACGCAGTGCCAGTAGATTGAATTAGCCAAATGTCACCAGGATTACAGACAGCAGTAGTTGCTCCACCAATAAGCTCAGAGCTATTAGGATCAATTGTAACTACACCAGTGCCAGTATTCCTATAATAACAATACCAACCAGCAGCTAAACCTGAAACAGCAGATATTGTCTGCGTAAAAGTTCCACTTGTTACATTAATCAACGTACTGTTATCAGACGACCCTAATATTGTATTAGATGTTCTGCTAGAAACAACTAATGAAATACTAGGTGTAACTGCTGTACTAATCCATGTTGACCCATTTGATTGCAGGAAGTTGCCGCTAGTACCAGGAGTAGTTAAGCCAGTGCCACCATTTGTTGCCGGTATTAGCTCTCCATTGACCACAAAAGCACCTGCGGAGCCTGTATTAACGCCTAGAGCAGTAACTACGCCAGTTCCAGTAGTAACCGTAGCAGGAGCAGCTCCAGCACCACCACCGACAACAATAGCGTTTGCAGTTAATGCACTAGATGATGTCCATGTTGAACCACTACTAAAATATGGGATACCACCAGACGTACCTGCAACAGTAAGCGCAGGAGTAGTTGTTGCTGTAGCTACAGATACAATACCGCCTGTCCAGCCTACAGTTGAAACGCAACTACCAAACGACAATGTGCCAGCGCCATCTGTTTTAATAGCTTGGCTGCTTGTGCCATCAGCCGTAGGCATTGTTAGCGTATAGTTTGCAGCTAACGTAGTAGGTGCTTGCAATGCAACATAATTAGATGAGTCAGCATCCGATAGTCTGACATCACCTTGGGCCAAAACAGTAAGATTACCGCCAACAGTAAAGCTATCGCCATCTGTACCAGACTGCTGGTTTTTGAGTTGCGACATAAGCTCACGAATAGCATTATTAATGCCGCTAGGAGCGCAACCTTCCGCAATGTTAATACTGTCAATGTCAGTATTTAGCGCTGGATCGGTATTGAATTCACTAATCTTTGTCTTTGCCATAATTTAATCCTATTGAGTCAAGCCTAGTAGCCCAGGCACTGCAAATGGTGATGCGGTTCTAGCTCTTTGTACAGCCTCAGCAAATGTTTCGTTTCTTGGCGCAAACATAGCTTTCTCACCGTATTTATAATATGGCAGTGTAGCTAATCCTGTTAATGCACCCATCATTGGATCGACATAAGTAGCACCGCCTGTTAATAGCGCACCTGTCATTCCACGCGCAGCCGTACCGCTATCAGGAACCTTAGAGCCTAAGACTGACGTAGCCGTACCGGATAACTCTTGCATCGGAGCAGCGCCGCGAGCAAACGCACCTTTACGTGCAGACCTATCAGTTTGACGTACAGCAGCCTCTAACTGAGCCGGAGTAAATATACCTTCTTCTCCGCGAGTCTTTGCCATTGCAGTCTGTACACGCACAAAATCTTTAAACGCTGTGTCTGCTTTGTTTAAATCTTTAGCGTACTTAGGATTCTGGTTCTTCATTAGGTTCATGTATAAACCCTGAAGATCACGATAAGCATTAGCTAACAGTCTCTCAGACCCTTGAGCCGTAGAGTAAGAATTAGCCATTTCACCTAAATCTTGCTTAATAGCTTGCGCTCTAGTGCCTGGCAATACTTGATTAGCACTGAAGTCAGACTTTAACGCATCAACATAGCCAGCAAATTCTTTCTGTAGGCTAGGTGGCAGTTTACCTTTTGCATAACGATTCTTAACAGCCTCAAATGCTTGATCTACACGCGGACTATACTCAATGCGTAACTTTGGCACTACAGCCTGATATTGCGCTCCAATGGCATCCTCAACGAAACGGTAAGCATCTCTACCTACAGCAGTTTCAGGAACCTTGAGACTAGGATTAAGGTTTCTAAGAACCTTATTGTAGGCAGCAGTGTTAAATTTTTCGTATTGTTGCTCACGCGCACCACTTACTACGCGACCAATAATAGGCAGACTTTCGGCAGCTTGCTCGACTTGCTGGATACGACCACCAAATGCAGCGCCAGGCGTTAATGGGATACCTTGTTGACGTAACGCAGCAGCTTCAGGACGGATATTAGGCGCAAGCAATCTACCTGCACCACTTAGGCCAGCAGTTACACCACCACCAAACAAGCCACCTACGACAGCTTGCCCTGGGATGTCAGATTGCTCTTGAGCCATACCTGCGCCAGTTAATGCCCCCATGCCAGTACCAAGCGCAACATCACCAACCAATCCAGCGCCACGAGTCACAGGCTTTAATGCTGCACCTATAGGCATAGCAAGACCACCGGCTAGTTCAGTACCGATAGAAGTCTTTGGATAGTCCTGCTTAAACTGACCTTGCTGTCCTCTAAGTTGATCTCGTAGCTTCGTGTATTCTGCGCTACTAATTGAGCCTGTACGTAATGCAGCCTCTAACTCATCAGCAAACTGAAACGTAGCACCGCCAGCAGCAGATCGAACAGCTTCAGCCATCGGAGAATACTCAACAGGAGCCACTACAGATGCTTGCGGAGCATTAGACCCACCTGTAGCTTCTACAAAGGCTTGAAGGCCAGCAGTCGATACTTTATCTAACTTGTTAGCCTTAATGTACTCTAGGTCTTTACTAGATATTTTAGATAAATCCATTACTGGCCCTTTCTACGTTCAAGCTCTTGTACTGCAGCAGCATAAGGATCAATTTGAGGAATTGTTGTTGGTGCAGCTCTACCTGCTTTAATCATTCCAGCGTCAATTAAGTTCTTAAGTCGCTGAGCTTTATCTGCAATTGTTTTTGGTTTGTCATTCAATTGCGGGAAATAAGATTTTCTATAACCCTCTAGCTGTTCACGAGTGTAAGCAGCGCCAGTTCCAAGCGTTAAAAAAGCATCTAACATATCAAGTTGTGCTGCTTCAACTTGTTGACGCGCTTCAGGGTTTGCTAAATTTTTAAGATAATCTGAACCAGTTACATTTTTAATTAATTCAGCAGCAAAATCAGGTGATGCTGCGCTAGGAGTTTTTCCGATTGCAGTTTGTAATTGATTTGCTGAATTTTGAGCGCGGCTTATTAAGTATCCAGCAGTACGCTCTGATTCGCTAGGCATATTGATCGTAGTAGCACCGGCTCTACGTTTAGCAATGTCAAGCGTATCAAGTCTATTTTGCAGTTGACCAAGTTGCTGAGCATTAAGAGAATTAATGGCAACGCCTGGGAACATAGCGCCGGCAACTCGCACAGCCTCTTTGTTGTAATCACGCTGATTATTCTTAAACTCAAAATCAGATTTCTGAATATCTTTAAGACCATCCTGCAAGTCTTTTGTCGTAATCTGACCTGTTTCAGCAAGACGCTGTAAGTTATTAACTTGTGGCAATAGATCAGGAGATACAGTACCTTTGATACTATTGAAATCAAAGTTAGATACGTTCTCTTTCATCAATTGCTTTTCAAGTGCCGCAATTTGATCTAGGTTACTCTTAATGGCATCTTGTGCAGTCTTGCCTGGCAATCCAGTAAGACGCTGATTAGCTGTATATAGTCTATTTATCTCTGTTTCTGCTTTAGACCTTGTTGCCGTTACTTCTACAGGTGGCAGCATTCCAGCTTGCGGTGGAGGCTCAACCATAGACGTTTCTGCGCCTGGTGCTTGTGGAGCTTGTTGTTGTGGAGCTTGTGGTTGATATGCTTGGCTAACAGCCATGTTTTCGTTAATCCACGCCAAAGTCTTAGCAGGATCAGCACGCAACGAAGCAATCAATGCAGGATTATTCCGAACCTCTGGCATTTGCATTACTTTAGCAACGTCAGCACGTAATGATGCAGCTTGATCTTGAGCAATCTTAGCTTGTGCTAATTGCTGCTGCATTTGATAGTTAGTCAGACCTTGTTGAATAGCTCCTTGAGAGGCTTGTATGCCACCACCAAGCGCACCAGCGATGTTTTGTGCAGCAGTAGTGCCACGAGTACCCATACCACCTAGCAAGCTAATAGCAGCACCTAACAAACCTTGATTGGTTGATCTCTTTTGCAGTGCTTGTGTCTCAGCAGGGCCAAGCAATCCCTCGTAGTAAGTAGGAACCGCGCCAAAGATATTCTGAGCAAATCCAGTCAACCCAGTAGGCTTTGACGATGGGAAAGCATTATAAAGCTCATCAAGTTCTTGTTGAGTTGCCATAATTATCCTAACAATGAAGTGCGACGCTGCATCTGTGGTGACTTTTGGCTAAGTAAGCTCATAAAGTCTACAGGAGCGAATTGACCGCTTTGAATTGGTGGTGCTTGCAATACTTGTGGTGGTGGTGGAGGCTGCATCATCCCACTAGCAGCTTGTTTAGCCACGCTAGTTAGTGCAGGATTCTCACTCATCAATCCTTGAATGTTTTGACCTGTGTTAATAGCAGACTGCATGAATGTAGGCGCTTGTGGCCCCATAAATGTCTGTGGCCCAACAAATGCAGGATTAGCTGACGATAGAGCAGCAGGAAACGCTTGAGTAGGAATAATAGTTGCAGCCTGACCAGCGGCAGCATTTGCAGCGGTTCCAAGTAAGCTAGTACCCAATGCGCCACTTGCCATTGCTCCTACCAGTGGATTAGCCGCTACAGCACCCATAGTGCCAAGCGCACCAGCACCAGCGCCTAATGCACCCAATCCCAATGTCGCAGTCGCAGGAGCCGCTACAGCAGCCGTAGAGCCAGCAGCAGATAGTAGCGCAGCAGCAGTAATTGGATCAGCCATAATAATTCCTTTAACGAATGTAATCTAAGTAGCTACTGCCACCTGTTGTATTTCTAGCGGCAGCGGCTGCTTTTTCTGCTTCTGTTGTAGGCGCAACGTATTCTGTTGTAATACCACCACGCGGTAAGCCAGTGATAAATGAACCAAATTTTTCCAAACTTGCATACGGAAGATTGGCTGTGTAATCGTAACGCTCTTTATCAGCAGCTTGTTGAGCAGCCGTGTAGCCTTCACCAACTTGACCAGCAGCAAGCAACCTATCAATATCAGCGTAATCAGCAGCAGCAAGGCCAGGAGCCATACCAGCAGCAGCCATACGTGTAGCTATATCCTCGCCTCTTACGCCTTGAGCGCCAGCTAATGCAGCCATTTGGTTAGCGTAGTCACTCTGGTAGACATTCTGACCTGCTTGTGCAGCAGCCATACGATTAGCAAGATCAGAGCCGTAAACATTCTGAGCTGCTTGAGTAGCACCCATCTGATTAGCATATGCTTGCTGTGCAGCAGTGCCAAGACCTTGAGCGCCTGTAAGTTGATTGGCAAAACTTTGTTGCGACAGACCGCCAAGCGATTGCAATGCTTGTTCTTGCAAACCACGCTCTTGCTGGTAGTTTTGCAGGTAGGCTTGTTGATTCTGTTCAGCCAATGCCCTAGCAGCAGCATCAGTCATCTTGCCAGCTAATTGTTGCTCTGCACCAGAACCATAGCGACCAGCCATTGATGTCTTGCTTTGTAGGCCACGTATGCCTTCTTGCAGTGATTCAGCCGATAAACGATTAGCCTGGCTTAATGCGCCCTCAAGGTATGGACTACCACCAAGGTAAGCGCCTTGTGACGTTGCACGAGTTCCAGCTAATGCCTCATTCTGCATTGCACCGCCACGCATCCCCTCATAAAAGGATTGATTAGGATCAACGTAAGAGTTTTGAGCTAGATTAGAGAATTGCTGTTGATACGGGCTTTGAGCTTGACCGATCTGATCGAATACAGAACCATAGCCGCTAGTCTGACCTGCTCTGCTAGCATATTGTGATTCGTAAGGACTTTGAGTAGCCATCAAACTACTAACAGTGCCTTGAGCCTCACCCAATAATGGATTACCAGCAGCAGCTCGATTCTGCGCTAACTGCAAAGCTATCTGAGTGTTTGTACTAGGCTTAACGTAAGTATCCCCGCTGTAATAAGCAGGGCCACCTGTGTTATAAAGTCTTTCTGCCTCACTTAATGCTAAATCTACTTTAGGACGTAGTTTAGGATCAAGCATTGTCTCCGTAGGAGTAAAGCTACTACCAGCAGATGGGCCACCCATAATTAAACCTCACTTATCCATAGTCTAGGGCTAAATCCAAGACTCTTAGCCCTCTTAATCCAGCCTTTTCGATGACTAGAAAATGTTATATATTTTGCGCCACCTTGACGTGCTACCTCTTTTATGTATTTTAATCCATTTTCAAGGTTATCATGTCTATTTTCTAACGACCAACCAGCCCAAACGTGCAATTTATCGCCATCTGGCTGTAATACCCAATACCCTATAACTCTACTGTTATCAATCAATGCCCAAAGCATCGATCTACCGTTATAGCAATCTACATATACATCCTCAACAATCCAATCTTCAGGGCTTTTTGTCTTAACATTTTCTAGTCCTGGTCTAACGGAAGGCCACCACGACCTTAGCTCTTGCGGAGTAATGTATTTAGTTTCCATTAGCCAACAATAACATAATCGTAGGTTCTCCCTGCAACTACATTTGCTGCGTGTGAAATAACAGCGCTACCTTGTGACGTTGAACTGATATATGGGTCTTCAAATGTGTTTGTTGTGTATCCATTAGAGGAAACGTGTTGTATCGTAAAAATCACAGATGGCGTTGCTGGCCTTGTAGGGCTTGTTCGA